ATTGGTCAGCAATGCGGCGAGACTCGAAAGGCTATAGAGAACTCCAGATTCAGGATCGTGTTGAGTTCTCGCCTCTCGTTATAAAAGACAAAGGACCAAGGGCGGTTGAAATCCTCGTCTCTGATCCTGCTGAGTTGGACTTGCGTATCACTGAGCCAGAGGCTTTAGATCAAATCGCACGCGCCTGAGAAATCGACTAGATAGAAGATAGGGAAACCATGCAACTACTATCATTTGGCTCGGCCTTTACTCTTAACCAGAACGAAGGATATGGACTTCCGGTTAAGCCTGCATTCCTCACGGCTAGTGCAGCAGTTGAGGTCAGTCTCGACGGAGTTACATGGCTTCCCCTCGCAGGCGCAGACACAGGCGTAATAGTCGGGACGCGCGCCATTCGTTCTACTCTTGTCGGCACGATAGTCATGTTGAAGGAGGCTGTATTTTCAGTGCTTCCTCCAACAGGCGGTGGAGGAGGCGGGGGAACGCTACCGACTGCTCCATTAGGACAAGTTCTAATCTCCCAAGGAGCCGGAGTTCCTGCTATCTTCTCTAATGTCATAGATATGCCCGGTGGAGCACTTGCTGCCGAGTTTGGTATATCTGCTAAGCAGGGAGTAGTCGAGACTATATTTCAGAAGCTGATTGGTCGTCTGTATGCGTCAGTAGCTAGTGGGGCTGAGTTTCCTGGAATGATTGGGCAAATTACAGACAGTCCAACCAATACTCCTGGTGCAGTCGTTTCTGCTGGTGGTGGGGCCTTTAGTGTAGTCGCTAGGTGGAGTGGAACTCAGTGGGTAGTTGTAATGCCTATTGGTCCATTCTCTGCTGGAGGAGGTTCTGCTCCAACTGATGCTCTAGGTAAGGTTCTAATCTCTCAAGGTGCTGGAGTCCCTGCTATCTTCAGTAATAACGTAAAACTGACTGGTCCGGGGACTGGAGTTAAACTCACTCCTGGTACTAGAGATTATAACATCGTTCCTAATGATGCTGCTGGTCAGATTGAGTATAGTCTATCTGATAGGATAAGCCTACTTGCATTCCAGATTACTGATACTGGAGTAGCTGTTAGAGCAGGTCAGGTAGGTGGAGCCGTTCTACCGTCAGCACTATTACTTAAGTCTACCCAAGCTCCGTTAACTATTACAACAGCTGAGGCTGGTGGGTCTCAACCAGTTTATATTGGTAGACGAGACTCAGATGGTAGTCCAGCAGTTGGAGCTAACGTAGAGATATGGCCAGCTACAGGACAAGCCGCTCCGCCATTAGCAGTAATGGCTCCAGGTGGAGCTTCTAGAATCTTTTCATTTGATCTAACTGGTGGACCATCTATTACAATCACTGATCCAGCTAGTTCAGCGAATAATAAAACTTTCAAGTTTAGGGTAGCGACTGACTTACTTAAGATTGTTGCACTCACTGATGCTGGAGTAGAAAAGACTCCACTCACAATAGACCAGAGTGGTTCTATAAATACTCAGCATGGGACTTTTGCTGGCATTGTAGATGTTAGTGCTTACTTCAGACTTAGAGAGGGTGCTCTTGCAACTAAGTCTGGAGATATGCAAGGCAACCTAGCTAACATCTCTGATAGCGTTAGTGATACTCCAGGCGCAATCATTGTAGGTAGCGGGACTAAGCATGTTCTAGGTCGTTGGGATGGAACTAATTGGAGGGTTGTATCTAGTAATGCTGCTCCATTAGCTCGCTCCATTCAATACGTAATAGACGGTAACGGCTCAGTTCTCACTACAGGACTTAAGGGATATCTAGAAGTTCCTTATGCTTGCACAATTCTCTCAGCTACTCTCCTTGCAGATGTCTCCGGCTCGGTCGTAGTAGATATTTGGAAAGATACTTACGCCAATTATCCTCCCGTAGTCGCAGATACAATTACTGCCTCAGCCAAGCCAACAATCTCAGCCGCGCTCAAAGCACAAGACTCTACTCTGACAGGCTGGAATAAGACTGTAGCTGCTGGAGATATTCTTGCTTTCAATATTGACTCAGTAACCTCAATCAAGAGACTGAGCATCAGTCTGAAAGTACAGCCAGCATAATGCCCTGGTTATTCAAGACATCAGTAGACGCGAGCGGCTCTGCTCCTAATGTATCTTCTGCTGGAATTGATACTACAGGATGCGACCTCTTTGTAGCTCACGTTCACTATAAATTCGATGGGGCTGTGTTCTCTGATAGTAAAGGAAATATCTGGACGGGCCTTGGGGGATTTACTGTAGGTGATAGCGTCTCTTGGCAGAAGATGTTCTATTGCTTCCCGACTAGTGTAGGTCCAGCGCATGGCTTTATGTCATTAGGTAATGATCTAATTGACTTCAAAGTCCTTTGCTTCTCTGGAGCTAAAGCAGCCGGATTCGATGCTTCCGCTGGAGGGAATACTGCCGGAGGAAGCTACCCGAATAATAACGTAGCTACTGGAGATCTAGTAGAGGCATTCGATAATGAGCTTGTAATCATTGGCTCTGGCTCCTCTGAAGTTCCAGTCGCACCGGGAGTATCAGCTCCATTTATTCTTGTGCCTTCCGTTAATTCCCCTAAAGTTACAATGGGCTACTTATTCGAGACGGCTAAGACTACTAGGAACCCAATTGCTAATGCCACGAATTATTGTGGAGCTATCGGTGCGACGTTCCAGCAAGCTTCAGGAGTCGCGGCAGCAGCAGAGTTTACGCAAGCCATCTTCATCAACTAGCTAAGGTAGAGTAATGGGACAAGAACAATTCAGCCGCGGCAATGTCCAAGCATCAGCTTTAGAGGCTGGTCGATGGAAGAACATTCCATTCAATCTTGCTAACTTCAACTCGGGAACTTTAACATGGAAGTTAACTAAAGACGATATCCAGGTGAATAGATACATGAGGGTAGGTAATACTATCTTCTGGAATCTCATCATCTCTAATCTGTCAGAGCTAGTTGGTGCAACTCCAGTTAACTTTCTGAGTCTTATTGCTCCGGTTAAGATTTTCAGTCCGAACTACTCCAGTCTTTCAATGGGAACAATATCGAATCCTGGACAGAAAGTTTGTGCTGTTGCAATGCTTGCTGAGAATGTAGTAGCTATAACCCAAACTCACGCAAGAGTTTCAATTGCCCCATCTGCACAAATTGTAGCAGGATTTACCATAGTTAGCTTTGTGGCTACCTATGAGTGTGGTGTAATAAATCTCTAACAGCGTAAACAGGAGACAGAATGAAAAGACTATCTATCATCTTAGGGTTGTTTCTAGCTACGACAGTAGCAGCATGTGGAGATACTGTCTATCAAGTAACTCCTCCAGCTCCGACCGCGCCCAGTAGAACATCTATTGAGTTTCGAGTCAGTGGCAATGCTAGTAGCGCACGTATACGATATGCCAACCCGGTAGATGGTTTGACGCAGGTTGTAACGTCGCTGCCGTATGTCATTGAACTCGCTACGACGCAAGACAACTTTTTCCTATCGCTCGACGTGACTCCGTTATCGTACCCGTTTTTTGTGCCGAATCCATTCATGAGCGCGCAGATCATTGTAAACGGATTTCTTTTCCGGGAGGCAACATCTAATGATACGCTCATGAATACGCTTAGCGTCTCTGGCACTTATCGAGCTTTCTAGGAATCTGGTCGCCAAAGCCCTGAGACTTTATCGGTAGTAGCCTCCCGGTGAGTCTGAAGAGCATGTCGACCGATATCACGGCGGACTAACTTGGCTAGTCTGAAGGGAGGGGGACGCCACGCCCTCTCCCACCGTGATTGAGATAAATAAAGGAGAATCGAATGGCAAAGCTCACATTAACATCCATGATGCCTAAGGGAAGTGGAGTCCCGAAAGGTAACATCGGAACCATTGACACAGACCAACCGACGCGCGGAAAAGCCTCTAAGCCACATCGCAGTCAGGCTAAGGGAGCATCGCGCGTGCCGGAGTCTCTGCCGAATTTCGGTAAGAAAAAATAGGAGCTAATATCTTGCATCTAATATCTTTCTTCGATCGGGAACATAATCTCGTAACTGCTAATCTCAAGACATTTGTTGCTATCACTGACCCACCGACCGATAGCAATGAGCATTGCACTGTAATCTTCAATACGACTACCTTCTACCTCACTCATGGCGAAGCGAAGGATTTCATTGCAAAGCTCGAAGCCTACAGAGATGGTATGGCTGGCGTGATCGAATGAAATGCCTGTAGCAGAGATAGGAAGATACGATAGAGTCTGGAAGCCTCACGCCAAGCAGGTCGAATTCATAGAGATCCCTTGGACTTTCTTTGAGGCTTTGTACGGAGGAGCGGTAGGTGGCGGAAAGTCAGAGCTACTCTACATGCTCCCTATTATCTATGGCTTTCACGAGCAGCCAGGTTTTCACGGTGTTCTATTCCGCGAGACCTTTCCTCAACTAGAATCTTCACTCATTCTACGATCTCTTCCAATCTATAAAGCTCTAGGCGCAAGCTATGATGCGTCTAAACATATCGCCACGTTTCCATCTGGCGCGAAGATTAAGTTCTCATACGTAGGCAACATCCGGGACGCATACGAGCATGACACGATTGAGTATCAATACATGGGCTTTGACGAGCTTACTCACTTCGAGCGAGACGTCTACATGTATCTTACCTCTCGTGTTCGTTCTCTTGTTAGTGGCGTTCCTCCTATTATCCGGAGTGCAACTAATCCTGGGAACATCGGTCATCTTTGGGTAAGGAAACATTTCATTGAGCCAGCGCCAGCCGGAGGTAAGAGAATCTATGATAGGGAGTCTGAGTCGAGCCGTATTTTCATACGTGCGTTGCTTACTGACAATCCCTATCTCATGGAGAAAGACCCGGGGTATATCAAGCGTCTTAAGCTCCTATCTACAGCAGACTATAGGGCTAAAGTTCTTGGAGACTGGTGGGTCTTTGCTGGTCAGGTCTTCACCGAGTGGCGAGATCCACATTACGGTGCAAAGTTTCCAGACGAGCCAGCCAACGCTTGTCACGTTATCTCAAATATCAGTCCCCCCGCGTATCTGCCTCGAATCGTGGCTTGCGACTGGGGATATCATCCTGGACGAACCTGGGTTGGTTGGGGCGTTGTTACACCGGACAAACGAGCCATACTTTATCGAGAGCGAGTGTGGGAACGCACGAACATTAGTGTCTGGGG